TTGTTCGTCTTTCAAAACTATTATATCAATAAGAGTTGAATGACTTTGTTTTGAGAGAACTGCAATAGCTGGATGAACAGTATCACTTTTTAACATTGTTGTTATCTTTCTGTTCAACTTTTTTCTCTCCTTTTCTTTCTCCTGGATCTTTGTACCCAGGTGTTCGTAGTGTGTTATCATTTGGATTACTAACCTCCTTCATCCTATTGAAATCGTAACTGAGAGTTTTTTCATCAATTACTATTCTAGCTGCGGTGCTTGGCACACTAGCTTGGACCGCAGTATTCAGATCTTTAAAAGTTTCTGTTGCTGTGAATGTAACAGAACCAGACCAGAATTTTTCAATTTTTTTACGGATGTTCATATAACATCTTATTAATTTCTTTTAATTTTTTATTTTCTTTGAGAAGTTTTTTATTTTCTTTGAGAAGTTTTTTATTTTCTTTGAGAAGTTTTTTATTTTTTTCGTTTAGGAGATTATAAGAAATAATTGAATTTATTAAATATCTACATAAATCTATACCTTCTTCTAAACATTCTTGCAACCAGAACTTTGCATTGGTTGGATCCTTCAACATTTTATCTCGCATGGTAATTTTAAATTTATCCATACCTTCTTTATCTCTATCCAGTATACGAGCTATTAGCTCATTGGTATTTGGATCTGGAGATAGGTCTATCGGATTATTTGGATACTTCTTGCTTTTCCCGGTATTCTTTTTAGCCATCCTCTTTCCTCTAAATTAGTTATATAAACATTAACAGAATTTACCGACTTTAAACTGCTCGCCATCGCAATCTCTCTATACGATGGCGGGTAGTTTTTTTTACCAATATAGTTTTTAATAAACTTAAAAAGTTTTAATTGCTTTTTAGTTAAACCATATTGCATTGTTTCCCCTAAAATTGATCCGCAAAAACTCCTCCATCATTAGTTGCCGGCTTATCTCCGCCAGTTTTCTTGATGGTAATTTTTAGATCCTTATTTTCTTGGATATAACAAGATCCTTCACACCAAACATCAGTACCAGTTAAAGGTATGGTAAAATTTTTTCTGTATGGTTTTCCAGATTTAGGATTTATTTTTTCAGAATTTACTAAAACAAAATCTGGTCTATTATCCCCTGGTTTTTTATCTGGATTTCTCATTAATGAAAAAGTACAAACCCAGTTAGGATCTTTTGGTTTATTTTTAAAATCAGCCATTTAATTTCCTCCTATGAATTGCTGGTTTCTATCTAAAAAGGCTTTTTTTAATTTTTCGTACCTTTTTAAATCTTGTTTCTTTAGTTCTTCTAAGAAATTTTTATTTTTACTTTTAATCATCTCCAGGTTTGCCTGATGACTTGCGTTTTTAATTCTTTCTAAAATGATTGTTTCCTGGTTTAAGTCTATTCCTACATTTTCATTGTTATTATTTTTTATATTGGACAATTCCTCTGAACTATAAACAGATCCATGAATACCAAGAGCTTTAAGTATAGCTCTATCAGCAGCTCTTTTTTCGGCAACTGATATAGGGAACTCAAAATTATTATTAAGGGGAGACACCTCTCCAAGAGTATAAAAATTTTTACCATTAAGTGAAGCTACAGCCTTTATAACTGCACAACCTTTTTCTAAATTACAATGTTTTATTTCTATATTGGTTTCAATATTATATTTGTTTGCTAATTTTTCTAACTCCAAATGTTTGATTGCATATTTACCATTATCTATTTTCCACATACCGCCATTATCTTTTAATTTTGCTATTTCATTTTCAATTTTATTAATATTAATAACTCTACCCATAATCTCTTTCAGATAGCCAGATGCATGAAAAAGGGAAAAGATTACTGCCTGTAATAAAACCCTCGTTTAGCCTCTCGACTGAACTCATCTGGCTACCATTATTAGTAAAGATATGATTTATACCTAATAGGGAGACAATAAAAAAAAGCACAAATAAATAAATCATAAAAATTTTGTAACTTTTTTTTTTCTTTACTAATTTTTTTTTAAGCAACCACATTTGAGGATTAATTATTAAGTTGTCTTCTCTCACAATAAACCCCACAGTTTCATTGCTGCTAATTTGTGATCTCCTAAACCGTTCCAAAAGAAATGGTCGAAATTACATGTAATATCTTGATGCCAGGTATTTTTGCCGGCATGGTTTTCCATTACTCTTTCTCTGCGCTTGGCAATTAATGCCATTTTTTTTAATTGAAGTTCTAAATTTTCTGGTTTTAAATCCTCGCAGTTATCCGGGGAAAAAACATTATAATCTTTTTCGTTTACAACTAATAAATAAGGTTTCTTTTTTTTATGACAAGCTAACCAATAAAAAGCAACTTGTAGAATATGATCTTGCCAACCCATATAACCTTCATCTATTTTGGGTAAAGAATAATTAGATGTACCGTCTGATTTTGGTTTATTTTTTTTTCTCCATTTAGTTTTAATTTCAACTAGATTATTTTCATCTTCTATATCTACTCTACCAATACAAGGTAGAAGGCAATTAGGTAAATCCAGGCTAACAGATCTCTCGCAATCTATTGGAGCTTTTAATCCTATTTCTTTTAAACCATATTTTAATTGTTGAAATGTTAGAGCTAAACCCAGCCTATTTATTTCGTGCTGATCTTTATCTTTCTGGTCTACCGGATCATATAAATTAAATTTTTCCATAATTTTTTCAAAAACTTTTCTTTGGGGTAAAATTTCTTTTCTAACTAATCCTTTGCCTTTAATATAATCCCAGACATAATTTCCAAATTTTAATTGAGCCATATCGCCAATACAAACTCCAGAAAACATTTTAGAATTAATAGGTAGATCTCTTCTTTCTTCCTGGGATAAATATAAATATTTATAACTCCATAAGTCATCATTTGAATTTATTTGAGAAGGGGAATGATGGTTGATGCCGTAAAGCTCAACCCATTTTGGAAATTCTTTTATATTGTCTAAAAAATCGTCTTTTTCCATAAAGCAAATCAATGGAACTTAATATGAACATTTATAGATATATGTCAATACAATATATGGATATATCCATATTAGACATGGATATTTATAGAGTTATTTGTTTAATAAATCTTTATGATAAAAATGAGGTAGGATATAGGTAGATAATAGGGGAGATACTATTTCAAAATCCTCTACACCTAAATTTAAACAGTAGTCATTTACGGGTTTTTTTGTAAAGCTGTTTAAAATATCAAATCTACTATTACCTTTACTTTCCAATAAAGCGATTGCAGTTGCATCAATTCTGTTTCTTTTAGTTTTTTTTAAATATTTTTTTGAGGGGGTCATATAACATATTTTACCTATTCCATCTCTTCTAAATTTTTTAACTTTTGGAATATCAAAAAGCCAGATTTGACCGTCAATATGATTTCCTGGTGTATCCATTAAAACAGCTCTTATAGTATTAGTATAAAATTCAAAAGGTATTCTAGTATAATATTGTTCTTCTTTGGATAAAGTTTTAACTGTACCTTCCCAATCACAAACATGTCTTAGCATTACTTCTTTTTTTGGCTGCCAAACTTCTATGGGATGGCATTTTAAAACTTCCGATATTTTAACTGCATTATCCATAGTAATTTCTCTACTGTTCTTGGACCAGCGATTGATTGTAGTTTTATCCCTATCAAGAGCTGATGCTAACTCAGCTTGTGTCATTCCCTTTTCATCTAATAATTTTTTTAACTCTGCCATTGTTTTTTCGTGATGTGTATTTTTTATAATATGCAGTTCTGTTTTCTTTATTGTCATAATGTCAACTTATTTCAATAAGTAAATATACACAAGTAATATTTAAAAATACTTCTTTAAGTTGTATAAATGTTATGTATTACAATACATATCCACAGCAAATATGGATATAAAGCCTTGTCAAGTTGGTAATTATCCATATAAGCAATAAATGCAATTAGAAACATTTAGAAAATCAAAAAACCTATCACATAAAAAGCTAGCAGAATTTTTAGGAATTAAAGGTATGTCTCCTGGTTCAACTGTATTTCGTTGGTGCAATGGAGAGAGGATACCTCGACCAGAATTTATGAAACTGATCTCCCAAAAAACAAAAGGGAAAGTTAAACCTTCTAGCTTTTATGAATAAGAAAAAAAAAAAACTAGAAGGAACTATTGAAAATTATCCTTTTGTTGAAGTTAAATGGCTGGATACGCTGGCGGATAATTCCTGGATGACTATTGAAAAAGCTAAAAAGTTAAAACCGCAAATTTGTTTTTCAAAGGGTCATAAATTAATTCAAACAAAAGAACTAATTACAATCTTTGCCGACTATTCAATAGATGCAGATGATAAATCTTTAACAGTTGGTAACACCAATACAATTCCTGGTGCCTGGATACAGGAAGTTACGGAGATAGTAATTAAATGAAATATTTATTTTTATTTATTATTGCAGCTCTATTTCTATTTCCAAAAGAAACACAAAATCAAATTATAGTAGATCCTTATAAATTGGAATGGGAACGATTTTGTAAAGTTTGGATGAGTTATGTAAATAAATATCCAAAAGCAATGAGTGCTGGTTGTTGTGAAATAGATCATCCATCAAATGATATTTTAAAGGAAGGCTGGAAGGGGGAGAGCTTATTGTTTTGTGATTATGTCTAATGGAGATGATTTAACTTATGAAAATGAGACTAAAAAAATCAAGGCTGATAAAAAGGAGGCTAATACTTTAATGAGTAAAAGAGTTGGAATTCCTAATTGTTGGTATGAGGCTCAAATTAAAGATCTTAAAAAAGAAATCGACAGATTATCCGAAGAGAATAGTAATTTTAAAATAATTAGTGCTTCTCATAAGGAATTAAATAGCAAGCTCCAAATACAATTAAATATATTAGAAAAAGAAAATAAATTATTAAAAAATAAAGTTGATGATCCTTTAGCCATCTTAAAGAAGGCGGGATTTTAATGGCTAGAGATATTTATTATAAGGATGTAAAATTTTCAGCTTATTCTTTGTGGCATAGATCATTACCCGAAAAATTAGGAATGCTGGATATTGATGCTTGCGGTATTTGCTTAAATTGTAAAACTCCGCTGTATCTGGCGGAGACTGCTTTTGATGTTGGGCAACCCTGGAAGGCAACTACAACTACAAAGAAATTAGCCAACTTAGCTGCTCTGCCAAGTTTTCTGGTTTTTTATAAGGTGGATGGACCCAGTATTACTTCATTTAGAATTAAGCAACTAACACCGGTGAGATCGGAGGAAATGTTTATGCTGCCGAGTGGTTGGTTACAAGTGATGGAACTACTCCAGGAAAGGCATGATCTTATTTGTGAGGGTAAGAAGTGAGCTTATTCTTTGTAGGTGATAGAAATATAATATTTAATAAAAGGCTATCAGCAATTGATAAAATAGTTTATTTTGCGCTGGTTTGTTATATGGGTAAAAAGGATGGAAAAGCCTATCCTCGATATGCGACAATTAAGAAGGAAACAGGGTTATCCCGTAGTAGTATTCAGCGAGCCATTAAAAGCCTTGCCAAACAAAAATTGATAACTGTAAAACGCTTAACTTCAACTAATTTGTATTTATTGACACAACAGTTGGAATTAGAGAAATTAAGGTTAAATAGAGTGAAGTCTCTCACAGAGACCGGTGATAGTTCTCACAGAGACTTATTAATAAAACCATATATATATAACCAGTATAAATCTAATAATAGAAAACCCTATAATAGATCATCGGTCTTCATCCCAGTTGCTAAACAAACTATCGAATATAAGGGGGAAACATATATAGAAAATGGAAAAGAGGGTCATTATATTGAATATAGAAACAAAAAAGGGAATTTAATCCGCAAACATATATTTAGGAAGGATGAACCTATTAAAGTAGTTTTATCTCCTGATCAGGATAAACCTATAAAAAAGTTTAAAGCCATCGAGAAGGTGGCATCCTGAGACTTAGAGCGGCTAAAATAATTGATATTCTGGATACAGCTGGAACGACTGAAAGATTTATGCCTGGAATAAAGTTACCGCATGCTACAAAACTCTTTGATATACTTAAAATGACACATGATCCCAAGGATTATGGTTACTGGAATAAAACAAAAAGACTTAGATTAAGAGCCAACAGTAAACAGATAGCTTGCTGGGAACTAGCTATTGATTTACTTCCCAAAGTTGAATTGGAGAGTAGAAGGCTATTATGGTCCAGAGCCAAAAAGCATTCCTGGGTATCTCTGGCTCGAATGTTTGGTTGTCATCGAGTTACGATTAAGAGAAAATATCTGAAAGCAATATTGGATCTGGAATTTAATTTAGATAAATCAATGATAGACAAGATAGACAAAATTTAATAATAGGAACTATATACTGTGGTTGGTAGACCGTTACAAAAGATACCTTGCGAGAGTTACACTAGAGGCAGCAACTATACTGTTCAATGTAAATGCAAAGGCTATTTAACTAAAACAACTAAAAAGTTTCGTTGCAAGTTTCATGGAGGAGCTTCTACAGGAGCAACATCAATTGAAGGAAAAATAAAAGCATACAAGAATTTAAAACAGTTTAAAAATTATACAGACGAACAATTACTAGAATGGATCAATCACAAGCAAAAGAAATTATAAAACAGTTAGAACTTGGCAAACCGTTAAGTGCTATTTGTAAATCAAGAAAAATGCCGGATGTTTCTACGGTTTATAAATGGTGTAGAACAGATAAAGATTATAAAGAGAAAGTTATGGCGGCAAGACAAATGGGAGTTTGGACAATGCTAGATAAAATAGCTGAAGATATGGAAGTACCAAAGACACCGCAAGAAGTTCATTGGATGAGGGAGAAATATAATCACGTAAGATGGATAGCAAGCAGACTATTATCAACTACGTTTGGAGATAAGCAGAGGATTGAACAGAAGACAGATACAACATTAACTATTAGTTGGGGAGAGCCGGATGCTAAGAAGGATTTATTACCAGCTCAGAAGATTGTTGAGAGTATACCAGGCGAGACTGTTAAAGAGTTACCGACAACTTAACAGCTGAACAACCTGGTTATTTCCGTTCTTCTATGAGTGCGCCTTTATTGGAGCCTCACATATTATGGAGTTCGATAATGATTATCAATCGCAACTGTGGTTTTACTCTCGACTTACTCTCGATTGGTTAAATTAATATTGAAAAACATAGTAAGAGCGTCAGGTTATCAACCTAAAACCCTGTTTCTCTGCATATAAAAAGCTAGATTTTAAAAGAACAAAGGTGGGGTATACCCCAAAAACAACCCGCAACTTTTATAAATATATAAGTCGGGAGTTCCGCACACAGACACAGACACAGACAGACACACTATGGAAATAAAAAACAAATTAATAACAGCAATGGTATTTAATGCCGAAGATACCAATGGATTAATTATTCACTTAAACGGATTTGAAGACCAAACTCATGCTAACAATTTTTTAAAAAAATTAATGAAAAACAGCGGCATTGAGTACAAGTCAATAAAAGAATTATTTGATTTACCAACAGTTCACTAAAAAAAAGGGGGAAATATGAATATTGATTTATTTATTCACGAAGTAAAACACTACTGGAGCGAACATAAAAAAATCGTAATTAGTGTTGCAGCTTTGATTATTATATTAGCAATTTTATAAAGCTATGCACATCCAGATACCTTATACTCCAAGACCCTTACAGGCAAAGCTACATGAGGATTTGGATAAACATAGATTTGCAGTTTTAAATTGCCACAGAAGGTTTGGCAAAACAATACTGGTTATTTTACATTTGATTAAGAAAGCTCTTACAAATGATAAAAAGAACCCAAGGTATTACCTGATTGGACCCACATTTGTAAGTATAAAACGGGTATGTTGGGATTATTTAAAACAGTATGCAAGCTGCATACCAGGAACTACTTTTAACGAAACTGAGTTAAGGTGTGATTTTCCAAATGGAGCTAGAATAACTTTACTTTCTAGTGAAGATCCGGATAAAATTCGTGGAATATATGCAGACGGGATTTGCATAGATGAATGCAGTTTAATGAACCCGGTACTGTGGAATGAAATTTTGAGACCGGCTATTTCGGATCGGCATGGATTTGCATATTTTATTTCTACTCCCCAGGGAATGAGTAATATATTTTATGATTTATACCAGCATGCTTTAGGTGATCCAAAGTGGCTAGCTTATACTGCAAAAGCATCCGAGACAAAAATTATCGACCAGGAGGAATTAGATGCTGCTAAAGCTCAAATGGGGGATGCAAAATTTAAACAAGAATTTGAGTGCGATTGGATTGCAAATATCGAAGGATCCGTATATGGATCAATTATAAAATCTTTAGAAGAAAAAAAACAAATTACTAGAGTGGCGTATGATCCGGCTCTTTTAGTAAATTCAGTCTGGGATTTGGGTTATGGAGATGATACTGCAATAATATTTTTCCAGCAGTTAGGAAACCAAATTTTAGTAATTGATTGCTATGAGAATAACCGGGAAGGATTACCTCATTATATTCAAATATTAAAAGATAAAGATTATGTTTATGGAGATCACTTTGCGCCACATGACATTGAACATACAGAATTTACCTCTGGTAAAACTAGAAGAGAAATAGCTTACCAGCTGGGAATAAGGTTTAAGATTTTACCTAAAATAAATTTAGAAGATGGTATCCACAGCTTAAAGATGGTTTTACCTAAATGTTGGTTTGATACTGATAAAACAAAACCATTAATAGATGCTTTAAGACATCATCATCGAAAGTATAACGAGAAAATGAAAATGTTTAGTAATAAACCAGTAAAAGATTGGAGCAGCCACATGGCAGATGCGGCACGTTATATGGCTTTGTCGATTACTGAATTACCAAGACAAAAAACCACAGCTCAAAGTTTGGCTGTTAATGAATATAGGATACACGGAGAATAATTATGGGATTTTTAAAACCTTCACCACCACCAATGCCAGCGATACCGGAACCAAAACCTTTACCGGAACCGCCAAGCTATGATGATGAGGAAAGAAAAAGAGAGATTGCTGAACAGAGAGCAAAAATAAGAAGAAATAGAAAAGGAAGAAAACAAACAATATTAACTGATGCCGATGGTTTAGATGACGAGGATTTATTAGTTAAAAAGAAAAATTTAGGAGGATAATATTATGGGTGGAGCATCAGCGGGATCAGGAGGATCAGATGAATCAGACGAAAGAAAAGTTGATACTTATTCAGATCAACACAAAAAAATAGAAAAAAGAAAATCAAAATATAAAACAGATAAACACGGAAATATTAAAAAGAAAAATATTATTGATACAATTGCAGATAATCATCCAGTTGTACAAAATGTTAAAAATTTTGCCGACAAACATAATCTTAATAAAAGAATGAAATATGCTAATAAGCATGGAGTAAATCTTCAAGGTTTAAGTACAGAAGAAATTTTATCAAAAGATTTTAAAAACAAATTAGATGCAGCAACTGATGGAGGTTATACAAAAAGTATAACTGCTCCACAAGGAGCGCCTGACGAAGGCTGGGAGCATGGTGGTAATAATAATATTTTAACATCGGCAAATACTAGCTCTGGCGTTGTAACAAACTCTGGAATATTAGCATCATCTCCAACAACCGCAGAAATAGATCAATCAACAGCTACCACAAAATCTGCTGACGAAACTTTACTTGCTACAAATAAAAAAGGCAGATCTACAAATATTTTAACTGCTGCGGGTGGATTGGGAGAAAGTAATTTAAAAATTAAAAGAAAAACTCTAGGAGCATAGATGGCAGTAGAAAAAAAAGCAAAACAGATTATTGATAAATATAATATTTTAAAAAATCAAAGAGTTACCTGGGAAAATCATTGGCAAGAAATTGCAGATTATTTTTTACCCAGAAAATCCAATATCACTATTAAAAGAACTAAAGGCGATAAACGACACGACCAGATATATGATGGTACGGCTACTCACGCATTAGAATTATTATCCGCTAGCTTAAATGGTATGTTAACCAATACAATTTCTCCGTGGTTCGTTTTGAAATTTAGAAATGAGGCAACTAACCATGATGATGCCGCAGTAGAATGGTTAGAAAGCTGCGCCAAAATTATGCAGCAAGTATTTGCCAGATCAAATTTTCAACAAGAAATTTTTGAACTTTATCATGAATTATTAGCCTTTGGTACGTCTGCCATGTTTATTACAGACGATATTAAGGATGATCTGCGTTTTAAAACAATTCATATTTCAGAAATATTTATAACTGAAAATGAAAAAGGATTTGTAGATAGTTTATTAAGAAGATTTCATCTTAAAAATAAAAATATTCCTTTAATGTATCCAGATGTAGAATTGCCAAGAGCATTACAGGATGCAATAAAAAACAAACCTTTTGAAGATAGTATTATACTTCATTCAGTACATAAATCAGATGCTCCAATGGGTTATGAAAATAAAGATAATATGGATTATGTTTCATGCCATGTTCATCAGGAAACAGGAACCATTTTAAGAGAAAGTGGATTTAGAGAATTTCCATACGTTGTACCTAGATATTTAAAATCTTCTTCAAATGAAATTTTTGGAAGATCTCCAGCCATGAATGCGCTGCCTGATACAAAGATGTTAAATACTATGTCAAAAACATCTATCAAGGCTGCACAAAAACAAATTGACCCACCTTTAATGGTTCCGGATGATGGTTTTATTTTACCAATTAGAACTGTACCTGGTGGATTAAATTTTTATAGATCTGGAACCAGAGATAGAATTGAACCATTACAAGTTGGTTCGAATGCTCCAGTTGGTATTCAAATGGAAGAACAGAGAAGAAAAGCAATTAGAGAAAATTTCTTTGTCGACCAGTTAATGATGGTCCAGGGTCAAAACATGACAGCAACAGAGGTTCTGCAGAGAACTGAAGAGAAGATGAGATTATTAGGTCCAGTATTAGGTAGACTTCAATCTGAATTATTACAACCATTAATTACCAGAGCTTTTAATTTATTATTAATAAATAAAAAACTACCTCCAATACCAGAAGAGATTGGCGAACAGGATGTAGAGATAGAATATGTATCTCCATTAGCCAAAGCTCAAAAAACACAAGAGCTATCATCTGTTATGAGAGGAATAGAAATATTTGGTTCAATGCAGAATATTGCACCAGTATTTGATTACATAGATATTGATGGTTTAGTAGATCACATTAAAAATGTTTTAGGTTTACCAGCTAAAATTATGAGATCTAAAGCAGAGGTACAACAAATCCAACAACAAAAACAACAAGCCGAGATGCAGATGCAACAATTACAACAAGCTCAAGCAGTAGCTGAGAGTGCGGGTAAAATAGCACCAGCTCTAAAGGCAGTTGAATAATGGATCACAAAGAACTTAAACAATTAAATATTGATTATAAAACAGTTTTTAAATCAGAGGCTGGAGAACGAGTGCTTTCTGATTTGAAAAAAAGATGCGGTTTTTATATGACTACTCACGTTAAAGGAGATAGCCACGAAAGCGCATTTTTAGAAGGAGCAAGATCAGTAATCTTGTTCATTAACAATATGCTTAACAAAAAAGGAGAATAAAAATGTCAAGCGAAAATCAAGAGGTAGTAACACCAGAAGTAGAAACTGATAATACGGTGTTATCTGGAGATCCTAAAACAGAAACTCCAGAAACAAGCACAGATTGGAAAACATCTTTGCCAGAGGATATAAGAGCTGATAAATCTTTAGAGAATATTAAAGATGTTGGCTCATTAGCAAAAAGTTATGTTCATGCACAAAAGCTAGTGGGATCAGATAAAATTCCGGTTCCAAATAAATATGCAACTGAAGATGATTGGAATGCAGTTTATGAAAAACTAGGTAGACCAAAGGATGCAACTGGATATAAATATGAGCTAGGAGATGATGCTAATATCAATCAAGATGCATTAAAAAATTTTTCAGACCAGGCACACAAGTTGGGATTACTTCCAACACAAGCTAACGGTATTGTTAAATTTTATAATGATATGGCAGCTCAACAGCAACAGGATTTAGATACAATATCTGAAAACGCCAGACAAGAAAGTGAAACATCTCTTAAAAAAGAGTGGGGTCAAGCATACAAACAGCAAACTATTAAATCTTCTCATGTTGCTTTACAAGTTTTTGATAATGAATTTTTAGATAAAAATTTAGCAGATGGAACTAAAATTGGAGATCATCCAACATTTATTAAAGCATTTGCAACTTTGGCTGACAAGATGGGAGAAGATAATATAACTCAAGCATCTGGACCAGCTTATCAAACTCCAGCTCAAATAGAGAAAGAAATAGTAGAATTAACAAAAACAGGATCTTCTTATTGGGATAAAAGACATCCTAATCATGAGCTTGTTGTTGATGAAGTTTTGAATTTACGAAAACAAAAAAATAATGAGGTTTAAATAATTTAGCTTTACGAGAAAAGAAAAATCACGTATAGCTGAAAATGATTAGGATAATCAATAGACCCTAGTTGACACTATGAAAGTATAGGATCCAGGAGATCTAAAATCGAGGAGCGACCCGCAAGGATAATCATCCGATTATTATTAACACAAACAATCAAGGAGGAACTTATTATGAGTTCACAAATAACTACTTCTTTTGTGGAGCAGTATAGCTCGAATGTTGCTATGCTTTCTCAACAATTAGGAAGTAAATTAAGATCTTCTGTTGATGTGGAAACTGTTACTGGGAAAAACGCATTCTTCGATCAAGTCGGAGTTACTGCTGCTCAATTAAGAACGAGCAGACATGGAGATACACCTCAGTTAGACACTCCACATAGTAGAAGACGTTTGAGCTTGGCTGACTACGAATGGGCTGACTTAGTTGACGATGTTGACAAAGTTAGAATGTTGGTAGACCCGACAAGTTCATACGCTAAGGCAGCTGCCGCAGCGATGAATAGAAGTATGGATGATGTTATTATAACTTCATTTAATGCTTCAGCATCTACTGGTGTAGCTGGTGGTTCATCTACACCTTTGCCTTCTAGTCAAAAGACTGCAACTTCAGACCAATCAGATGGTTTGACAATTGCTAAACTTTTGGCTGCGAAGAAAATCCTAGATAATAACGATGTAGACGCTTCATTAAAGCGTTTTATCGTTTGCGGACCAGTACAGATCCAAGATCTATTAGGAACTACTCAAGTAACTAGCTCTGACTATAATACAGTTAAAGCTCTTGCTGAAGGTAGTATAAATTCTTACTTAGGTTTTGAGTTTATAATGTCAACAAGACTGAACATGGATGCAACGAACACAGACGACAGATTAATTTTTGCATATACTGAAGATGCTGTAAAATTAGGTATCGGAAAAGATATATCTGCAAAAATCTCTGAAAGAGCTGACAAGTCTTACTCAACACAAGTGTACTACGCAATGTCTCTTGGTGCAGTAAGAATGGAAGAGAAAAAAGTTGTTCAAATTCCATGTCATGAAGCATAACAGTATAGGAGGAAAATATAATGGCTGTTAC